TGAATTACCTGAAAATGGAATTATCCCTACTGATTATAATATTGATTTTTATGAGGTAAAGGTAAATAAAAATGATAAAGATATATTTAGTAATAACAATAATTTTACATATTTAAAAAATAGTAATAATGGTTCTATAAAAGAAGTTAAAACTAAATTTATCAACTCAGTATCATTAAATGATATTAAGAAAAATGACTATACCTTTAATTATAAAAAGTATAATGTTCAAACCATTATTCCAGGTGATGATTATAAGTTAGAGAAATTTTTAACAAATGGAGAGTATGATAAAAAGAGTAAATACAAAGCATCCGAAGGATTAATTAGCGGGAAATATAAATTTTATACTTCTAGTGATAAAATAAAAAAATTCAATTCTGCTGATTATAATAATTTAAGTGTTATTATTGGAACAGGTGGTAATGGTTCATTACATATAGATGATTGTTTTAGTTGTTCTACTGATAATTTTGTAATTAAATACAATTCTAAAATTATTACATATTACAAATATTATATTTTAAAATCTTGTTGGAATTATTTAACTAATTTAATGAATGGTTCAACTATTAAACATATTACAAAAGATTCTATTAAATCTCTCCAACTACCTATTCCTAAATCTGAAGACAAAATGAAATATTGGGTTGATAGAATTTCTGAACCTTACAATAAAGTTCAAGACTGTAAAAATAAAGTTAAAGAACTAGAAGATAAAGTTAAAACAGATATTCAACATATGCTTGATAATAATGATACAGAAGAAGTTAAGTTAGGCGATTTATGTAATTGTTTACCTACAACTAAACATTGCACTAATATAGCAAAGTCTACTGGAGAATATAAATTTTATAATTCATCACAAACTAGTAATTTATATGTTGATTTTTGTGAAGTAAATATATATAGCATTATTATTGGACAAGGTGGTAATTTTAGTATTCATATTGATAAAGATTTTACTGCATCAAAACACGTATGTGTTGTACAGTTAAAAGATAAAAATAATAAATTATTAAATTATATATATTATATAATTTCTAAATTACAAAAAAAATTTATTACAAATGGTTCAACTATAAGTTGGTTAAATAAAACTAATATTAAATATCTCCAACTACCTATCCCTAAAGACCGCAAGTTATTGGATAGTTTTAATCCTACATTTGAAGAAATTGATAAATTAAATGATGAAATTCCTAAACAAGAGGAATTATATCAACAATATTTAGATGAATTAAAAAAAGAAGCAATCAAAAGTTAAAATTATTAAAATATAATTAATAATTAAAAAAATTAAATACATATGTATTTATTATTTTTATTTTTTAAAAGATATTAATCTTAAAACTAATTAATCAAATGCCTCATCAATAATTATACTTAAATCTGGTACATTATTATACAACATTTTGGGATTTATTGGTAGATCATTATTGTTATCACAGTATTTTTTATACTTAGAAGTGGAATCTAATTTTAAATTGTTAATTTTTGTTTTAAATTCTATATATGTTTTAGGCATTAATGAATAATCAATACTAAATAATTCATACCAAGAATGCCAAATATTATTATGTTTTTTAGGTATTTTAATATTAATAAAGTATAATTGAGGGTCTTTTATTTCTTTGATTTTAATATCATCAATTTTTTCTAGTAAATCTAAATATAATTCTATTGTCTTAATCTTATGTATTTTACATAGTTTTTTTAAACTATTATAGTTTTCTTTTGCTAATTGATAATTATATAAAGTATCGCTAATTTTGTGTTCTTCCTTAATATAACTTGAATAATTTTCATAATATTCACATTCAACTTCTAAATTACCATCATATTTATTAATTTCTAATAACCGTATTTTACAGTTACAACAATCCTTACTATTATTTTCACACTGACAATCTTTCTTATTATTTGGTGATACACTAACATCTTTTATTTTTCGTTCAATACTATAAATTAATTCACTATCTTTTAAATACTCTAGATAGGCACAAATCATTTTATTTTTATCATCTCTAGTAGCATAGTCAATTAATAATACTGAACATACTTTTGCTTTATTATTGATTTTAAAATATCTTAATCCACGACCAATACATTGGCTAATATCCGCTTTATTCATTCTAGGGTCAGCAAATGATACAGAATCAATACAAGGAATATCAACACCCATTGATAATTTTTTACAACTAATAATTATACGAACTTCTTTATCGTTAAAATTATCAGGTGTTTCATTATTACTAAATTTTTCTAATTCTTTTTCATTACTTTTACCTACATATAATATTGGTTCTAATATTGTAAGTCCTGTAGTGTCTTTAAATGTTTTAAATTCATTTAAATTAATAATAGAATTTTTTAATATTTCAGCATTTTTTGTATTATTTACAAAGATACACATTCGATATGAATTAGTTTTTATAATAAAATTAATAATCGATTTTGCCATATCTGGTCTATCATTATTTTCACCTGATGTTTCTTCATTATATCTATCATTAACTTTAGAAATATATGTTTGGACTTTAGATAAATAACCTTGTTTAATTAAATGCCCTACTTTTACTTTTTCAATAAAACTACCATATTTTTCTTTATCATTTTCTTGATAATTATAAGGTGTTGCTGAAATAAATAATCGTTTTAATACCTGTTTTGAATGAAATAAGTCAAACCACTCCTTTTTTTTTAACATCATATTATTTTTTTTTAATTCTTCCATTTCTTCAGTATTAATATCTGAATAATTTTCTTGTAATTCTAAATTATGGAAATATGTTTCTTCATGAACTTTGCTAGGAATCATATGACATTCATCTAGTACTAACATATCAATTGTAATATTTTTAATTTCAAAGATTTTATGTAAAGATTTATAGGTTGTAGAAAGAATAATGTTATAATTACCAGTTTGGGCAGATTTAATATCGTCTAAATACTTATTATTTTTAGAATTAACTTCAATATCTTTAAATTCATTTTTATTATTTGATTTATTAAATTCTGGCAATGTTAAAATATGGGTATCTTTCAAACATTGTTTATTAATTCTTAAAAGAGGACTAACAAATACAAAAACCTTTGGATTCACACAGGTTATCATATTTGCCATTGTAATAAAAGCCATTTTAGTTTTCCCAGAACCAGTAGGTGCTTTAATACCAACTCTATCTTTCGTTTTATATTCATCTAGCACAGTATTGATAATTTCATTTTGATAGTTTCTAGGTTTAAAGGTTTTTTTTACTTGGTAAGTAGATATTATTTTTTCATATATAGGTTTATATACTGTGTTAATATATTCTTCATCTTCAATATAAATATCATCTTCATTATCAACTAATGTTGATAATTTAGGTAATCGGTTTTTCTTTGAATGATAATCTTCAATAAGTTTTTCAAAATATCTTTCTAAACCCAGATTAACATCGGACATATTTAAATAATAAAATTAACTAAAATAATAGCTTTAAATTTTAAATTCAAAAATAAATAATAATACAACTAATAATAATATCAAACAATTTTTTAATATTAAATTATCTATTAATATTATTACAAACCAAATTTAAAAATTAATTAAAATAATATTTAAGTCAATGATAATCATTTCTTAATGAAATATAATATTTGTATTCGTGAAAATCCTCTTTTTTGAAATTTAAAAAATAACGCATATCATCTGTAGCATTAAAAGTATTATTTTCAAAACATAATTCTTTTTTTATATCTGTGATTAATTTATCATAATTATCTTCTAATTTAATTTTATCATAATTTAAAACAAAAAAAATTACTTCATTTTTATTTTCAATATCGATATCAAAATCTAATTTTAAATAATCTTTATCCCAATACCTGTGTAGTTGTGTTTTTAATAATAACCCATTATATGGTGAATATTTATCACAATTATAATTACAATATTGGAAATCTAATATATGTGCTACCTCACACCCTTTCAAATGAGTATTAGTTATTTGACACTTAAAATTCGCATTTTCTTTAACATCGTTTTTAAATATAATATCATTACGCAAAACCCCCTTTTTATATTTATCTTCTTCCTTCAATTTTAATAAATTATTATATAAATCCAGGTATTGTGTTGTACCGTTTTTATTATCTAGATAATTTAAATATGGTAAAATTAAATCTGATTTGTTTTTATGTTTTAAAATATATTCTTTTAATTTATTTGTATTAATTCCATTATTATTTTCAATAAATTTATCAATTAATTCTTTTAAATTATTTAAAAAAAAAATAGAATTCATTTTCTATATTTCTAGGAGTTTATATTATTTTTATACTAAAATGTATTTAAATTGATTAATTTAAAAATTAATCTACAATCTACTTAATCCACATAATTACCATTAATAATTATCGAAATTTTTGTAATTAATTACTTCTCCTGTTTGTAATTCAATTTTCAAAAGAATTTTGTATTGATTAATTTCTGTCATATTGAATATTTCTTTAATACTATAATTAGAATCTCTTGCTTGGATTGATAATTTTAAATCATCATACCAATAATATCTTTTTTCTCCTTTCTCATTGGTATTTTTAATATTAAATGTTGAATGTCTAATAATATCTTTTACCTTCATTGTTTTCCAAATATCATATAAAATACTTTTGTATTTTTTGTTTTTTGAAATTATACAATTATTTGATTTTTTAATTTCGCATTCTAAAATTTTAGAAAATGTAAAATCATTGTTTAAAAATTCATCTTTTGATAAATAAATTGTTTTTGGTGTAATAATTAAAACATTATTTACAGTTTTTATATCATAATTACTAATATTCGGAATAGTTATTTCACTCATATTGATTTGTATTAGTTTTCAACAATGATTATTATTCCAAATAATTAGAAAAAATACTAAACAATTTTTATTTAGATAAAAAAATTGATTTTATTTAACAAAAAAAATGTTAATATATATTAATAACTTAAGACTATATTAATTTTAACTTTTAAAGTGGTAAAATACCTTAATTTAATCAATTATTAAAATGACTATTATTAATGATGTGTGTCCGGATTTATCTACTGGTGAATCAACTAATGTAGAAGAGGTTGTATCTAATGATGTTTCTAATGATGAAAACCCTAAAAAGAAACAAAAATCAAAAAAGGAGAAATCAAGTGATGAAGTTAAATACATTTGCCGAATAACTGGTCAAACATTTACTCAGAAATCCCATTATGATAAACACCTAACAACGGAAAAGTATCAGGATAAATTAGAAATCTTCAAACTGAGATTAGACAAATTAACCAATGATGAATTAATGAAAGAATATCAAACAACTAATAAAAATGCTATTATTAATTATATGGTTAATAATGGTCCTAAACCTGAAGCTGAAGATGAGTTTAATAAAATTACAGGTTCAAGTTCTCTAAGGGAAGAAATCCATAAAATTCATAATATTTTCAGGAACAGTGGTGCTGGTTATGGTATGAATGCTCTTAAAGTATTTAATATTATGTATGGTTTAATGAGAATTGATAATAATAAATTCTTTGATAAATC